CTTCCGCTGGTTGCTGTTTGTGTCTCTCCTGTGTGCGTGGCTGTCCCAACAGATGCGCCCTGAAGATGAGTCACAGTTAATGTAATATCATTTGTAGTTTGTGTGCCGCCAACATTTTGACCTTCAATTAAAATTGTATCTCCAACAGCATACCCAGAACCAACATTTGTAACTGTTACTGTATAGTCTCCAGAACTAGCCGTTACGGTAAATTCGGCGCTGGTTCCAGAACCACTCGTACTTGTTTGAACTACATTGTTGGTGGTTGCGCTTCCTGTAGAAGCACCAGATATGGTAAAATTACCAACACCTGTGCCGCTTGGATTAGCAAAAGTTAGAGCCCCAACACCTGTTCCATTAGTGGCAATTGTTATGGCATTTATTCCAGAAGAAGCAACCGCTGTACCTGATAATGTTACTGTTCCAACACCATTGCCGCCAACGCCTGTATCAGATGAGTTAGACACCACAGAAGCGCCTGTATTAGGGTCTTTAGCAGAGATTTCGTAAGTATTTGCATTAACTACATTAGTAATTTGGTATTCTTGATTTAAAACACTCGCAGTAATATTGCCACCAAGACCTTCTGCATTAGAAAATGTAACAAAATCAAATTGATTTGCGCCATGACTTACATCTGTAACAGTTATTGTGCTTGAAAAAGGAGAAGATGTAACTGCGGCAAAAGTAACATCTCCTTGTGATGTTGTAGAACGATTGGGCGTAATGTCGTTTAAAATACCCCCTTCTTCAATGTAGTATTTAATATGCGAGCCTAAACCTAAATAATCAGAGCCGTCCAAAGCAACCCAATTATGTAACCCTCTAACGGTTCCTAAATAAGTGCTGCTTGTATATTTTTCCCACCCACCCATTTTTTCGGGGTAGCCAAAACGAAATCTAATTTTGTCACAATCACGCCAGCCGCCTTCATTAGAATACGAGGTGATTTCTCTGTTGATGCCTGGTTTAAATTGTAATTTTGTTAACGGCATGTGTCACCTATGTAGGTTGCGGCACAGATGATGCACTATAAAAAGTTCCGCCCAAAACTCGCGCACCCTTACCGAAGCTAGGAGGATTCTTTGCATAAAACCCAAACCATGTGTAGCCACCACTATTTGCGGCACTCACATTATCTGTAGCCCATGTAATAATGGCTGTATTATAGCTTCCACCTGTGTAAGTAATAGAGCTTATAAGCCCTGCATCAGTCCAAGCTATACTGTAACTTCTTGACCCACCTGTACTGCCGCTAGACCCAGCATTCCATGCCGCTACCACGTTAGTTACTGCACTGCTGCTTGTGCCGCCGTACAAAACCACATTGTTGTTATAGGCAGATGTGTCTTCGTTTTGTGAAATTGTAATGCTTGCACTGGTTATATAGCCTTTTCCTGCACGAAATACAGGTTGCCAAGCCACAGCATTTGCACCATTAGAAATGGTAGAAGGAGCGGCTGTGCTGCTTTGTGAGGTAACGCCAAATCCATAATTATCAATCGGAGAATACAGATAAGACATCCAAACTCGTATGTCTCTGTTGGCGGTTTCAGCACTACCGTAAAAGTCCTTTAACCCAATCTCACCAGATTCTGGTATGCTTTGCGTGGATGCTGAGTCAGGAACGCCTTCAGTGCCGTTGCGATAATAATCCTTCAAGCTGTGCGGCGCACTTCCGCCATATTGCGAAGCTATTTGGCTTAAACTGATTGCACCAGAACCTGGAAGAGCCATTTAAATTGTTCCTTCAGCAGTAATGTCATCCGCAGAGACAATTTCGCCTGTGGTTTTTATTTTAGCTACACCTGTTCCATTATAGCTAAAAACCAACTCATTACTAACTACGCTTAAAGTCCAACTACCCAGTGTAAAGGTGCTGCCACTTATTGGCACAGTAGAGAAACTTAAAGTTCCTGAACCGTCTGTCTGTAAATACTGACCGTTTGTTCCATCAGCAGTTGGGTAACTCAGACCATCAAGGACAACTTTACCAGTGCCATTTGGAGTAATGGCTATGTCGCGATTTGACGTACTAACAATTGAATGTGTTTGAACATCTAAGTCAGCCCCTAATTGAGGAGATGAGTCGTTAACTAAATCAGTTGGAGGTGTTAAACTTTTAAAAACTCCACTGCCTCCGCCACCATCACCAGTTACCGCTTGAGTCGCACCTGATGCAATTTCAACACCATTAGAGGTGCTGTAAGTAACGCCTTTGTATATGACTCGACAAGCAGCATTAGTTTCGTTTCTAATAGTAAAATATTTTTGTTGGTCAGTCGGGGTAACGCTCATCTCAAATGTTGAGCCAGGAGTCCCTGTTAAGATTATAACTGTGTTTTGCCCTTGACCATCAGCAGTACCTCCTGAGTTTACTGTCAACGCACCATCAGTTGATACTAAATCAAAATCGCCAGTTACAGCGATTTCAACTTGACCGTGCAATCCTGCGTCAATTATGTCAAAGTTTGTGTTTACAGTAGTTCCCCACCGACCAGCCTGTTCTCCAGAACCTGGTTTTTCAAGCCCTGAGTTTGAGGTATAGGTACTTGCCATTTAAACCACCTTATTTGTCCATGTTTCAGACGATGTTCCTGCGTTTATTTCAGTCCAAGTATCGCCTGTATGCGTAACTTGCGTCCAACTTTCTGTTGTTGCTCCTGCGTCAACCTCTACCCATAGTATATCACCATTTGCAGTTATCACAAATACACTGTTGATTTCTATCGGTCCTTCGCCTGCGCCAGGGTAAATTATTAAAAGACCACCTAGAGATGATAAGTCAAATTGTGAGTCCATATCGACTGTAGCAAGGGTCAACAACCCTCCTAATGGGTCTATCTCAAACTCAAAATCTTGTGTGCTTATAAGGTCTAACAACACATTAGATGCTGTAGTCTGTGTGAAGTTTGCATCTAATTCAGCAACGCCTACAACTATTAAAGTTGGCGTGCTAGTTTGTGTGAAGTTTGCGTCTAATACCGCAACCCCAGAAGCGTCAAAGTTGGCAACAGTGGTTTGATCAAACTGAGCGTCTAGTGAAGCGGAAGTTATAGCAAAACGCACACCATCTGTGGTTTGAGTGAAATTTGAAGAAATATCAATTTCAGCGACAAGTATCCCTGACGCTGCTGCAAGCTTGGAGAAAAAAGCATCAACAGTCATGCTCCCAAGAAAAGTGCCAGACAGGTTTGTAGACTGTGTAAAATTTGCATCAAGCGTTTGGCTTCCAAGAAGCACAACGCCGTCTGTGGCAATACTGTTTTCAGATATTGCCTGAGAACCAAACATTAGCCAGCTATTTCCATTAACGTGACAACACTTACTGGATTAGTGTCATAAGTGGCCTGTTGTTGATTCTCGCTTGACCTATTTAGATAGATTGCATTAGCTGACCAGTTATAGAAAGTGACTGCGAAGTTATAAGTTATTTGCGAAGTAGTGTTTGGGTGGTCAAGCAAACTCATGCTAACTGGAGATATAACATAGTTTCCAGTGGTAGCCGCACTGCCAGCCACAAAATAACCATTTATAACTCCTGTGCCTCTGGGGGTGTTGTTTGATGTTTGCCCTCTTATAGCATTGCCGCTTGCATCGGAAAGATAAGAACCACCGCAAGGGGATGTATCTGTGTGGCTGGTAGCCGCAGTCGTTGAAGTGGCATTTTTTATTACATGATAGCCAATGTCATACCATAAGTTTGCGCCTATATAGATTGTAGCTTGATAAAGTATTTTACTACTTGTTGAGGTAGGCGTAATAGAACAATTCAAACCTGTAGCAACTTCCATGTGACCGTTTGTACCTGAAGCACTTAAAGTAAATACAAAATCATCTGGATAATTTGTTGTAACACATTGCAGTACAGAACCAGCAGGCTGTTTAGCCCTTGGAACTGTGGTGCTTGTGCCTAACAGATTAGCAAGATTACGGGCATTACTCATAGCTCACTCCTAGTTTGGCTTATCAGGCCACACCACATCGTCAAGTGATGAGAAGATTTTAGTTATGTCGCGCAAGTCCTGACGATAGGCTGTGCGTTCTGCGGACATGGTAAGATCAGATGATGCCCACCAATCTGTTTCAGCGATACGGCGATTACGCTCTTCGCGCAATAGCTTCAATGGTTCAGCGTTATTTAAGTCAGTTAGCTCCCTATCTACCAAAGCCCAAGTAATACCGTTATCTTGCCAAACTTTAGGGTCACTTTCTAAAATTGCTGACCCGCTTTCGTCAACACCAATTACAAGGCGAAAGCATTTATCAAAAGACTGTGCGCTCGTAGGCTCACCGTACAGTACGAACTGGCAGTTTGGGTCTAACGCTAAGATTGCTTCTGATACTGTTGCCATAATTTACCCTATAAACGTATACGTTGCCCAGTTGTAAGGAACACTTGTAGTTTGATAATAACTAATATTATTGTTTTGCTGTAAATATAGCTTATCATTTGCAGAACATTTTATAGTCATGCTGCCATGTGTTGCTCTGTTTTGAGTGTAAATCCTACCAAGAGCAGTTCCAGTTCCGCCCGTCTCTCTATAAAAAAGCCAAGCCTGCACTTGGTCAACACTTTGCGATAAGGTTGAAACTTCTACTCTATAAAGACCAGCTACTGGACAAGTAAATTTATATGTAGAGGTATCATAATGATTACCGTCATTAACAAAAGCATGAGAAAAATCAACTATCGTATTAGCTGTTTTTGCTACATAACTATCAGTTCCAGGAAAACCTACAAAAGCAAAAGGTTTAACAGGTGTTGAAACTCTGCCAGCACTATCAATCGTTAGTGCAGTGTTCGAGTTAGTTGGGTCTTGGATTTCGGTGACTTTTAATATGCTGGTCATGCACCAATCTCCAAAACTGTAATACTAGAAGAACCCCTTGGATCATAGCCATTTGCATTGTCGCTGTCACGACTTGTTTTATTAACCCAAGCCGTTTGACCACTTGTATTTAAAACGGCATACTGCGCCTTATACGTCAAAGCAGAAGTGCTTGAAGGGCTGTCTAACACAGTAATAGGAAGAGTCATTAATATATAAGTGTTTGAAGTGTTAGTCGTTTGAACACTGTTTGCCAACAGCCTATTACTGCCAGCAGCGTCAGGTGCATTTATTTGTGTGCTATCACGCAGTACACGAACTGGACACCAATAAAAAGTTGAGGACATGCAAACCGTACAAAGAACTAATATTTTACTGTTTGTAGATGACGGGGTGATGCTAACTGATAGCCCCGTAATATCTGTGAATGAATTTGAACTTGTGCTTTGAGTATCCGTTTTTGTTGCAGTTTTTGCTTGCACCACATGACCTGGAATAATTACCCCGTTGTTTGTGGTCTTCTCATTTATCGTATCTACAAATAATGTTGACATAATTTAACCTACCAGCTTAAAAACTATTGAGTGCCAATAAGGGTCTGTATCTATATAAATTCCACCAAGCCCTAATCGCAATGTTACATAATCATTTGCAGATAAATCGAGCAATGTAGTCCCAGATGTAAGCAGATAATCAGTAATGTTTTCAGTAAAAATGTACCGACCTGCACCATCATATAGAGAGCCATTTTTATAAATGTCTACTCGCGTAGTGTTTGCTCCACTATCATCATCTTTTAAAAAAGTAACATTAAGTTCGTATATTCCAGCTATTGGCGCAGTAAATCTGCCATTTGATGAGTTGTAAACAGAACCCTGATTTATTGTTACCGCATCAAACAATATGTCTGCACCAGTTGTGCCAAACGGATTAGACGTATCTTGTGAATTAGATGTAGTTAAACTCACGACAGCGCAAGGTATTTGCGGAAGCGATACCCGACCACTGCTATCAACTGTTATCCCAGTAGTAGAACTACCCACAGCCCTTATGTTATCAACATTTATAATCGAAGCCATCTATGCCTCACAGTATTGTTAAATTACCGCTAACGGTAATTGTAGTTGATGAGCTTATGGTCAACGGACCAATCGCCAATGCGTTTTTGGCTGATGCTATTGTAGTATCTTCACTGACACTTTGTCCATTGGTACGAAATACAGCGGTGTCAACCGTGGTATTAGTGGTTTGAAACTGTGTTGCTGTAATCTCAGCCGCAAACGTACCTCCGCTAGACTTGCTGACTGTATCAGTCACAGTAAACGCACGGAAGGCACGAATGACTAACTCATCGTTAACAGCCGCACCAGATGCTAGTGTAATTGTATCCCCATTACTGGGGGTGAAATCTGTGCTGTCAAGATGCACACCGTTTAGATATACATCCACATCGTTACCAGAGAAGGCCAGTATCGCACCGTTAGCATCCGCACCTGTGAACGCAGTCTGACTTGCGGTTGCTGTGTACTTAAACAACGCCATTGCAAAACTAGTAGGCTGGTCTACGGCACGACCAAAGTAGCGAACCTGTATTACATCGCCATTAGCTGGCGGTGAGGAGAACGTCAGAGTTGTGCCTTGCGCTGTATACGCTTTGCCTATTCCTGGCTCTTGGATGACGTTACCAATAACAACCATAATCGCTTCGCCGCTGACAACGCTTTGTGCCAGTGTAAACGCTGTTGCGCTTCCAGTACCTGTAAAGGTCTGAAAGCTGATGTCTCCTACATTTGGGTCAATGCCTATATATGCCATTAATCAGCGTCCTGTATTGTGTTGCCGTCTTCTTCTGCCCACTCAAGAATAGCTGCGTAATGGCGGTTGGCTGGGTCAAGCGGTACCTGCATTTCTACGCCATCAATAGTAGCGATTATCCTTGTATTACCACGTTCTGGTTCTAACTCTGCCGTTCCATATTTTGCCGATGTAATATTCATTTATAACTCCGCATCTGCAGTGGTAACGCCTATATATGGATTTGTAGCAGCCATGTAAGCACCGATTCTTTCAAATGAATTGTATGAGGTTAAATCTGCCGATGCACGAGAGCTAGAAGTTGTTACTGTAGGATAAGCTCTC